ACCATCAATCGAAAATGTGTCGGAGTTGATCGCGTTTTCGTAGTTCAGAATCCATGCCGGAATCCCGACGACATTTTTGGAAATCGTGCAGACCGCACGGCTTCGCTGTATCTCGACAGGGGGATCGAATGGATCGCCAGCCGAATTGACAACGCCTTTGCCGTCGATATCCCGATAGATCGCCTGCTGATATTGCGTTGTAGTCCAGGTGAAAACCGCACGCCTTAACAGCGGGTTTTCCGCCTCGGTCTGGTTTGCTTGAAGCTCGCTCGTTGGTCGGCTTGAGTAGACCGCCGTCGCATTCCAGACCAGGGGATTCGACGAATCCTGCTCGATTGAAAGATTGTGACAAATCAGACTGGGCAGCGTCGGGTGTTCGGTCACATACGGCGTCGGAAAGTACGGCTCCCCGTTGGTGTCCAGGTTCTGTTGCCCGTAATTCCGAACGTAAACCTCGTCGTCGAGCTTTGATGTGACGCGAACAGTCCAATGCCGCTTTACGGACGAGTTTGACGCCAGTCCAAACTCCCCCGATCTTCCAGGGGCCGGGCGAATGTAGGTCACGCTCATTGGATTGTCACGACCTCCACCTGAAGCGCTCGAACCAGCTCATCTGTTGCCTGCCCATTGTCTCGCAACTGCTGAAGTATTTGCCGCTGAATGTCGATCAACTGCTTTTCTTGGGATTCGCGAACTCTGGCCTGTGTGATCGCGGAGATGGCCGAAGATGAGCCTTCGATGAGCGCCTCCTGGCTCGATTTGACTGCGGCAATATCCCCCAAATCCTTGCGTGCCGCACGCGCCGCCATCTGGGGCGTTATTTCGCCGCCCCGCAGCAGATCGTTGATCTCCCCGAGTCTCCGTGCGTATCTCTCTTGCGGCGTCCGGGTCTCCGTCTCGATTCTCTTTGCCAGATCAAACCGCGCCCGCATTCTCTGTTCGTGCTCCGCGAAGGCGCGACGCTCGTCCTGCTCCGCCTCTCGCTGAATCCTCTTTTGCGTCTCCCGAAGCTCGTTTGCCGCTTTTGTTTCCGCCTCCCGCCGCGCTGCTGGACCTTCCAACTTGCCAAGTGCGCCCTCACGACCGACAAAGCGTCTCCGTTCGTCGCGAAGTCTGTCGATTTCCTTTTGTTGTTCAGCCATCTGCCGCTCAAAAATCGACTCCTCCGCAAAACCGAAGAAGTTTTTGCCGCCGCCACCAGCACGAAAATTGACGTCCTGATCAGTCAATTCTTGCATTTTCTGACGGCGCATCCGAATCTCGTTGTCAATCGTTTCGATTCTGTTGCGTGCCGCCTCCCGCTCCTTCTGGATCTGCTGCGGCGTCCCGTCCTCTGCAAGACCGCGCAACTTCTGTTCAAATTCGAGTCCCTGCCTGTTTCGTGCAATGAGCCTCTCGAAGGCGTCGGCAGCGTCCTTTGTCTTTTTTTCCAGTGCCTCCATGCCAGCCGCAGATTCGTACAGGCTGGCCGCTAGCTGGCCGCCAAGTCCAATGGCTGTCCCGACAGCAATACCCCACGGTCCAAACGATGCGCCAAGCTGCTGGATGTTGTTCGAAACCGAACCGATCGCTCGTGACAGGCTGTTGGCGCCGCCCTGAGACAAAACCGCCACGAAGTCCTGCACGCCGTAGGATGCCCGGCCTATAGCCTGTCCAAACGACGGGCTTCCTAACGCATTGAGCAAAGCGCTCCCGGTCCTGTTGGCCTCCTGCTCGGCACGCTTCAAGCCAGATACAAGCCGCTGCTCATCTGCATTCAGGACGACCGTCAGATCACCAAGCGTCGCCATTAGTCACCGCCTCGCAATCCTGGTATATGCTCATCCACGGTACTCTCGACTCCAGCGTAAGCCGACAAGATCGCAATGATCGAAGCAACCTGGCAGTACAGTCCGCGGCTTGCTAGTGGCTCAATTGCGTCGTAAGCCATCCATCCGTCTAACTGCTCTGGCGTCATTGTGTCGAGCATCTCCCTCACGTCGAGGACTCCAAGTGTGGCGGCCAGTCGGTAGGCGAAACGCAACCTAGGCCGCCCGGCTAGTTTTTTGCGTCGTCCTCAATGGACGCCTTGACGTCGTATCCGATGTGCTTCCAGCAGGCGTCCCACAATGCGGACGTGTCGGCGGAATCCATCTGCATGACGGCCTGCTCATCACCCGGCAGAAGCAACGGCTTCCCGTCCTCGTCGACCAAACACAGGCAGATCAGGCGAGCCTTGGCCGTCTTGAATCGTCCGTTTATCCTGTTGCCGTCCCGATCAAAGTTGGCCGCCTCGAATTCGCTCCGTTCAAGCTCACTCAGTGACTGCAAGCGGCACTCGATGCCGCTTGTTGGGAGGGTACATTTCGTGTAACGCCGCGCCGAACCGCGCAGAAACACGTCTCGCGTCGCTTTCACTCGTCTACTCCGTAGGAACGTGCGAGGTTTTGCATGAACTTCCCGGCCTGTCCGCGTCCGTCCAGTTCCAGTGACTTTTCGCGAATCGCCATGATGTCAGATTCGCGCTTCTGTAGATGTTTGGCGACGATCCGCCTGCATTCATCGTCCGCGGGTTCCGCCACTGGCGGGGCATTGTGCGTTCCGTAGACACAGTGCATCCACGCAAGCGGATGCTCCAGTGTTGTTCCGACGGGGAACTCCATCAGGGGCGGCATGGACGCATCGGGATACGTCCCGTCCGGCAATACAACCGTGGCTGGATTATCGTCAATCTTTGCTGCTGGGTTCACACCCTGAACCTGTCGTATTAGCCTTGCGATCATGATGGATAGGTGATCGCTCCATCGACCGCCACGGTGACATTAAACCGCAGTGCTTGTGACTCCTGGGCTGACGCGCCAAACGACTTGACGTACCCCGTGAATGTCCATGAGCTTGCGCCTGAGTCGCTCCACAGCACCGACCCCGCCCGGCTCGTCAATGCAACCATGTCGGTCGTCAGTGCTTTGTGTGTTGTGGCTGCCGGGTCGAAGTATCCGCTAATTCTGCACTCCCCGTAGTCGATGTAGCCGCCCGGCATCTTGTCGATGGCGGCGGAATCGTCCAGTGTTGGGACATTCAGTATCTGCACCTGCGCTTCGGGTGCCGTTACCTCCGTCTGCTGACTAATCGTTGTCAGCACACTCGCGATCGTCCACTTGAAGGCGGTGCCCTTGGATGCGACCTTAGACATTACGGAGTCTCCGTGTATTGGATCTGGTAGATGGAAGCCACTTCGTAGAATCCGCTATCTGACGAATCGCCGTAGGGCTGAAAATCGAACTGTTTCCGCTGGAGTATGGACGCCTGGATTTCAACTCCGCTCACGGTCCCCTCGTATCCGGCCATGCCGGTTGTGCCGCCAGTGCCGCGAATCGCCTCGGCCAGTGCCCGCGCACCAGCCAGCGTTTCGGCAACGGAGGAAATTCGCATCTGCGCCGTCACGAGTCCGCCGAGACCGTCAAGCGTGTTTTCATGTTGCTCCTCATCACACGCGACCACCACAAACGGGAGTGCGTCCGTCTGCTGCGCCCGATACGGACGGATGCGAGACGTGATCGTTGTCACAGCCGACAGGCTAGACAATCGTGTCCGTATAGCGTCCTCGATCGTCGCCATTTGTCACATCCCCCCAATTTCTGCCGCCCCTGATATTCCTCCCGTCGCGGCTCTCTGAATCAGCACAGCAAACCGCTCCTCCATTTTTCTCTGCACCTCTGTCGGGCCAAAGTTTCTCAGGAAGTTGCCGAACTTCGATTTTGATATTCGCCCAGTGTGCCGTCTTGCGTTTCCCGTGGCCTGCCTCTTGCTCGACGACTTGGTGCGAATTCGGACAGATCCCGTATATCGATCTGCCGTCCCCATCGCGAACCAGTGCAAATTCCTTGCCGAGACACCAACGCCCTTGCGTCGACCGCGATTTGTCGCCATGACCGCCTTGCGCTGGGAGGCGCCCACGCCCACACCAGCCTTGCCGACCGTACCCGACGGCAATCGACGGACGGATGTGCCGATACCCTTGTCTGGAGATCGTGGGGCGATCGACGGCAGGATTGCCTTGCGGATGTTTTTGGCGGCCACGTTCAGGCCGGAACGCAACACGGCTCGCGCGATCTTGTTCGCCTCGTGCGTGTGCATGTACTGCAATTTGCGATCGATTGCGGGAAGTCCTGTGAGTACGGCGGAAATCACGACAGCACCTCAGTGAGCATCAGCCGCAACTGCCGTGCTTTTCCGTCTGGGTCAAACACGGACTCCAGGTTAAGCAGCCGATCCCCGATCTTTACCCGCCACACAGCGGGCCGAATCGCGGACACGGCAGAGTCGTAATCTACGTGCATCGCGTGATCGATCTCCGCCCGGACTTGCTCGAATAGCCAGCGCTCGCGCCCGCTGCGGGGGACCAGATTGACCCAGCGGTAGAATCGCGTCGTCCACGATGCCACATGCTGGCCGTCGTCATTAGTCGTCGGCGTGTTCTCCTGAAATTCGACTCTCGTATTTCGCCGACCGATCGAGACTGCATTACGCATAGTTGCACCATCTCAGTCGGTCGCGCAGAGCACCATACGACAACTCCACCTCTCTAGTCAGCGTGTCGCCTACGGCCTCCCCGTTGATGTACCAATGGGCCGCCAGAAGCTTAATCGCGTGCTTGGCATCCTGCGGAACAGAAGATGCGACGCCGTAACCCGCCACAAACTCCACGGCCACGGCGTTAAGTCTGTCGTATGTCGTCGGCCAGGTGGCGTTTGCCGAAGCGCGAATAATCGCAGGCTCCGAATACACGTCTACTTCGTACAGCGACGCCGACATGGTTTGTAGCGAGTTGTTGGCGTCATAGTATGTGATTGATGAAACGGACTGAACAGGGCACCAGTCGAGTAGTATGTATGCCGGAAGGTAGTCCAGCCGAATCGTCCGCGTCTGCGTCACAAACGATCTTCGCGTGTCG